ACAAGTCTCCAAGTAACTTGAGTCTAGTCTCTGGAATAAATCCTGGAATCATTGCAAGTATTGTAAAGATGATCATTGCTGCCATAGCAATCCATGCCATGCGTCTTTGAGCATCTGCTTTCTCTTCTTGCATTTCCATTTCTTCAATTTTGGCTATAGCAGCCATTTCTTCATCAGTCACAATACCATCTCCATCCAAATCATACTTATTGTATTCTGAGTTCTTTTGTAGCTTCTTCTGGGCCATGTTACTCTTCCTTCGTCGACTCTATGTACTCCAATAACATATCAACATATAAATCACGTTCAAAGGGATAACAATTCTCTAGTTCTTTTATACTGTATTTATGGTGCTGAACCATACTGAACATCGTCTGGTAGTAATTAGCCAGATTAGTATGGGACAGCACTATTAGAAAAAATCATTTAGTCCTTTCAAGACAGTCTTCTTATTCTTGTTCTTGCCATTCAATTTTATCTTGTATGGTACTTCCATTGATACTGCTGGTAGTCCTTTTAGAAAGTTTTGTATTGTTTGAAAAGTATCAGCTGGTAGAGAGTTAATAAATTCAATTTGTTCTTCTTCTGAGAAGTCTTTTAACTCATAAACATCTTCACCTTCATAAATTTTAGTGATAACTTTAGTGACCATATCAACAGAATCAGCCATTGTATCATTATCATCTAATACTAAAAGATCAGTAAACGAAGGTGGTCTTAGTTCTAACTTGATAGCCTCACCAACTTCAACTACATTGCTTGGTATCTCTCCTTCACATAATACCTTATCAAGATCAACCTCGACTTCTTGATAATCTTCTAAATCTGTATCCCAAACTTGTAACTTTGCAAGAGTAGATACACTGTTAGCTCTGAGTTTAAGAAATATATACTCAATATCAAAGCTAGCTAGTTTATCAACACTACTGTAATCCATAACACAGTTGTTAATAACTTGCAGCATTGCCCTAATAAACTCATCTGGTTGTCCTGTTTGTTGTGCAACCAAAAGTATTTTTTCTTCTTTGACCAAGAAAGGTCTATATCTAATTTCTTCTTTCGTCGACGGTATTGTCAATCCAAAAGTAGGGTGTTGAATAATCGGTAACCCCATAGTGTATCCTCCATATTAAAATAACTTGAACGTGGTGTTCACAGCTCCTAATGCCAGTCCAACTCGAGAAGCATTACTCAAGTTTGGATTCAGTAGATCGTTGATTCCAAACCCTTGAAACCTACTATTGTTTAATCTTGATACTACCCCTAAACCATTTTTCAAAAGTCCTAAGAAACCTCTACCGCTTCCTGGTACTGCTGTCTGAATAGTGTTAAGTGTATAATATCTATATGTAAAGTTCACTGCAACAGATGCAAATGAATCATTCTCAGCCCAAGCTAGTGATACATCACCAATTTGCATTGGAAAGCATTCGTGTAGCGTATATTCTAAGAATCGTTGATGAGCCTCATCATACCAAGCAATTTGTATTGTAGAAATGTATTCTGACCTGAAACGTATGTTGAATGTAGGTGTTCCTTGTGGGCTACTTCCTTCACCACCATTTCTAGCATCTGTATAGAATATGTTATCAAGCCACGAGTTGAAGTATGTTAATGGCTCTCCGTTTGTTCCAACAAAGAAAGTTAAGCTGACATCTGGATTAACTGCACCGGATACTCTTCTGTCTAACGTACCATATCCTAATCTTTTGTGATCAACAGGTATGATTTGCTTACCTGGTAGTGTTGCTGAACTACAAAGTAGTGGCTGTGGTCCTGCACCTACCAGCGATCTAGGTGGATTTACTGTTGCAAGAAATAGAGGAGGCCTAGCTAGACCACCTAATGAGTTTACATCTGAACGTATCTTGCCAACATTGAATTGCTGTGTGCCTCCATTTTGGCCAATGCCAAGAAAGCCTTCGAACTGACTTATGCCAGTTCCTATCCTGTTAATTAAATCTGTTATTGCCATTTAGTACTTACCAATTGAATCTGCGTATACTGAAGCTTTACTTGCTTTTGCAAACCGTTCTGTTGGTAGAAACACAGCAATATTCCATTCTTCAGGGTATACCGTTACAAAACGAGACTGTACATGGTTATTTAGATACCTTTTCACACAAGGCTTGAAGTATCTCAAACGCGATGCTCTTTTCAATGTCTTGTAACTTATATTCAACTTACTACCTGGAGATAAGCTGTCGTCATCTATAAGAGGCCATAAACCATCCATTAGTTTAGCTCTGGCAAGAGGTGGTAAGTAATGTAGATTCAATCCCATGAATCCTCCTGGAGCACTATCAAATGGAAAGATCAATGGAAATCTATCATAGTATGGTAGCTTATCTTTTGTTTTTGGATCATATGAGAACATATACATACGACCTGGCGTTGGACTGTCTGCCATTCTTTGTCTGTCACCAGATAGAATCTTATTTGTTGTTACAGTCGTGACGTTATCCTGCATCCATGATCTTGCATCTGCTACATTGTTTCTTATATTTGCTGGTGCTTTAGACAATAAGTCTTGAAAGATATAACTTGCCATTATTGAGTATACACGCTAGCTTTAAGATATTCTATTTCTGTACGCATAATATCAATCTTCTTTTCTAACTCTCTAACATTCTTAACAGTCTCTTGAACTGCCTCTGGTGGTTTAAAATTATCAATCCAGCTATCATTCTCTTCGATTTCTACCTGCATCATCTGAGTCTGGTGTTCCAAGAATGAAAGTCGTTCTTCAATTCCAAAATATCCCCATACTGCAATAACTGTTATAGCAATCAGCGATATCAGATTTTTCAATGGTATAGTAAACTCACTACCTTCGTTTAATTTGCTTGCCATTAGACGCCTAACTCTTTCTCGGTCATGATTTTAAATTCCCATTTCCTATCTCTACAGTAAGCATAAGCAGCTTTCCATTTAGCTTCATTGATACCATATGTTTTAACTTCGTTTAGATATCTTCTACTTGGTCTTCCTGTCTTCGTCTTATTCTTCTTCATAGGATTTGGTGGTTTAGTTTGAGCTGCTGGCTTTACTTCAATCAACAAACACTTTCCACTTTTCCTTTTTACCCAAAAATCTGGATAGTATCTATGTACTTTACCGTCTATTGGACTCTTGTATGGTATGCAAAACTCTTCACTAGCCCACTTAACGATGTCGGAATGTTCATCTAAATAGATCATAAGTTTGAGTTCCCACGAACTTCTATAAATAATGTTTGTGGGGTCTCCGTTATATTTATAAAAGTTTTTGGGGACAAACTTACCTTTGTAACTCATAGGAATATTTATATGTCAAATATACTACAAGGAGCTGGGGGATCTAGGAGCCCAATTGGGACACAAAGTGCAGCAAGAACACAAAATCAAATAATGGCTGCAAAGAAAGCTAGTTTTTCTCAAACAGATCAAGGCTTCTCGTTTCCATCAGACTTGTCTGCAGACTATTGTTTCCACATGGCAATGGTTGAGTTTGAATACAATTCTTCTGGACAAGGTGGTGGTGGTGCTGGTGAAGGCGTTGGTGTTAGTACTGGTGGTACAGGCTCACAAGGAAGAACAAGAACTGAAAAAGTAGGACGTAATTATTTTTTACCAGTTCCAAGTAGCATGAAAGATAGTCAAGGATTAGATTATAGTACTATAGAACTTGGAGCAGTTGTAGGTAAACTAGCTGGTCAAGTAGATAGGATAGCTAGTGAGATGGGTGCTGCTGCTGGTGCAGAAGAAGTGGGAAAAGTTTTAGGTAGGTCAGTTGGTGCTGGAGCAAAAGCAGTTTCAAATGCTAATAAAGCAGACGCAGCAGCAATTATACAAGCTGCATTAGGAACAAATACGTTTCCAAGACTAGCAGGTATTGGTGGAGCAGTACTTGGCCAAGTACCAAATCCTCATGTAACTTCTTTCTTCAAAGGAGTCAAGCTAAAGAATTATCAATTTGATTGGCAACTATGGCCACAATCAGCTGAAGAGACTCTTACTATTGAAAAGATGGTTAACTCTTTGAAGTCAGATATATTACCAACAAGAGGAACAGGTAATCTTGGATTATCGTTAAAGTATCCTAAAGAAGCACATTGTCGTATCCATACTCTCAATGGTAATCAAACTCATTTAAATTTTAAACCTGCATTCGTTACAGATGTTAGTATTGATTATACTCCACAAGGACCTGCATTCTTAGAGAATGGACATCCTGCTGGTATAGGTTTATCAATTAGCTTACAAGAAACTTCTATATGGTTATCAGATGACTATCCAGATAATGGATTGAATCTAAGTAGTGGTGCCAGGAGCGCAGCTCCATTATCAGGTCTATCTGGAGCTTCAAGTTAATGGCACTTAATAAACTTCCACTAACAACATTTCAAAATCAAACTATAAGAGATATCACAAAAGGATACAAACTTGTAGAGTTGATACCAAGTCAATTTGGATTGAACAATTATGAAATTGAAGATGGTGAGAGACCAGACACAGTATCATTCTTTGCATACGACACTCCAAGTCTTGCGTGGTTAGTATTGTTACCAAATGTCAAACTTGATCCATATTATGAATGGCCTCTTTCACAAAGAGAGTTTGAGAAACATATGGAAGCAAAATATGGATCAGTAGCTACTAGCCAATCTACTATTTTGTTCTATGAACATCAAACAAAAGACATTACAATATCAACAGATACATACAATCATGCAGGATTCTATACTGAAATAACTGCTGGGGACTATACAGGGATCACTGCATATAATTATTTTGAGAGAGTTAATGACAATAAAAGACATATTAAATTAGTACCACCAGGTATGGTGGATAAAGTTTTAACCCAATTGGATAGGTTATTCTAATGTGGCCTTACACTGACGAAGAAGAAGAATGGCTAAACTAGGTAATCTAGTTATTGATGCCTTACATCTTGTTACATTAAATAAAGATGGAAGTATCAAAGCTGGACCAGTAGAATTATATTCCAAGATTGTATCGGCAGTCTTGAATCAAAGTTTGTTTGAGAGCTCTATTACTCTTACGCTCACTATTAGTGAAGCTGAAGGTATGCTAACAAGGTTCAATAAGAAAGGCATACTTGGTCAAGAGTTTGTTATACTAACAGCTCATAACAATCATGCAAACGACAAACCATTAAATCTTCAGTTTCATGTACGATCAGCACAAAATGCTGAGTTGTCCACACAAGGTCAAAGTGTGTTAATGACATTGGAATGTGTAACAAAAGAAGCCTTGATAGATTCATACACTAGTGTCAATCAATCTTTCAATAAAACATATTCTAAGACGGTTGAGTCTATATGGGACAGATACATAGTAAAAAGTCCAAAGCAAGAATTTTTTAAGAATACTGCACTTACACCATTTGATAAAAAAGCAATTGAAGTACATGATACACAACAAGTAATAAACTCTTTTATTGTACCAGGAAGAAGTCCTTTTGGTGCTATTGATATGTGTGGTAGAAGAGCTCATGACTTTACATTTGGTGGTAGTATGTTTTTGTTTTATGAGACAATAAACGGATACTATTTTCATAATATTGAAAAGCTAATTAATGATCAGAATGAATTATTAGAGACAGAACCACAGCTTAGGTCATACAGATATAGTCCTGTGGATGATTCTAGTGAAGGTACTGTGGATGAGATAAAGAAAATTAGATCACTAGGCGAGTTAAAACTTCCTGACCAACACCTATTAGGTGCAACAGGATCACTTAGAAACACTGCGAGAGCGTTAGATGTTGTGGGTAAGACTTATAGAGATGTGGCCTTTGACTACCAAGAGAAAACCAGAGGAGCATATCAGCTGGTGGATCCTGCTGGTGATACTTTTATTGATGATGACTTCCATGATATGTTTGTAGAAGATACATACGAATTCTTAATTGTCAAAGATACAACAAAGAGAAATCAATTTTATGAACATATTGTAGGTCAACGTATGCCATTTGTACATCATTTAATGTCTCAGCAAATGAATATTACACTAACTGGTGATATCACATTAGTACCTGGTGAGATGGTGGATCTTGAAATACCAGAACAATCAGCATAC